TGCTGCATTACCTGGGCAACAACCCGGACGCAGCGGCGGACCTGGCAGGGCTGACAGCCTCCCAAGTGGCCCGAAGGATTGCGCGGATCGAGTTCGATCTAAGCAAGCCCAAAGAGCCGAAGCAATCCAACGCCCCCAAGGCGCTTACGCCGGTCAAGTCCACAACCAAGGACGACGGCGGCTTGTCGGACAACTTGAGCCCCGAAGAGTGGGCAAAGCGGTTCTACAAGATGCGTCGCGGGGGCTGATTTACACCTGAAAGCGAACCATGCCTAACGCCATCCTGACCCCTACCGCCGTCACGCGCTCTGCGCTGGCGATCCTTCACCAAAAGCTGAACTTCATCGGCACCATCAACCGCCAATACGATTCGAGCTTCGCATCGTCCGGCGCGAAGATCGGTGACTCGCTGAAGATCCGCCTGCCGAACCAGTACACGGTTCGCACGGGCGCCGCGCTGTCCACGCAGGACACCACGGAAACCAGCACGACCTTGCAAGTCGCCACCCAAAAGGGCGTTGACGTTACCTTCTCGTCGGCCGAACTGACCCTGAGCCTTCAGGACTTCAGCGACCGCGTTTTGGAACCGGCCATGTCTGTCCTGGCGGCCAACATCGAAGCCGACGCGCTGTCGATGTACAAGCAGGTGTACAACACCATTGACAACGACGCTGCAGCCATCTCGTTCCTGAACGTGATGCAGGGCCGCCAACGGCTGAACGAGGAACTAGCGCCGATGGACAACAAGCGCACCGCGCTGCTGTCCCCGACGCACACGACCAAGCTGGTGGACGCGCTCAAGGGTCTGTTCCAAGACTCCAGCGCGATCAAGGAACAGTACCGCGAAGGCATGATGGGCCGCACGGGTGGTTTCGACTTCTACGAAAACACCCTGATTGCCGATCACCAGACCGGCACCGCCGCCAAGACCACCGGCTACCTGAGCAACGGCGCCACGCAGTCGGGCTCCACCATCACGGTGGACACCGGCACGACCTCGTTCCTAGTGGGCGATGTGATCACCTTTGCTGGCGTGTTCCGGGTCCACCCCGAAACCAAGGTCAGCACCGGCGTTCTTCAGCAGTTCGTCGTGACCGCCAACAGCGGCACCTCGGCGACCTCGCTGGCGATCAGCCCGGCTGTGGTGGCTACCGGCGCCACGCAGAACGTGTCCAACACCATCGCCGATAACTCGGCCGTGGTCAAGGTCGCGGCTGGCGCAAACGAACTGGTGAACAGTTCGATGGTCTACCACAAGGACGCCTTCACCTTCGCCACCGCCGACTTGGTGATGCCTTCGGGCGTTGACTTCGCGGCCCGCGAGGTGATGGACGGCCTGTCGATGCGCATTGTGCGCCAGTACGCGATTGCGACGGACACGTTCCCGTGCCGTATTGATCTGCTGTACGGCTACAAGGCGATCCGCCCGAGCCTGGCCGCCCGCCTGCACGCAGACGGTTAAGCCCAAGCCCCCTTCGGGGGGCTTTTTTGTGCGTTCACAGAGCGCAGAAGAAAGCCCATGACGACCGCACACACCATCATCAGCGATGCCTTGATCGAGCTTGGCGTCATCGGCGCGGCAGACACGCCCGATGCGCAAGACATCGGCCTTTGCCTTCGCAAGCTGAACCAACTGCTTCAGCGCCTGAGCAATTCGCCCCTGTCGTTTCCGACGCTGGCGAAGATCAGTTTCCCGCTGACCGGCCTGCAGTCCTACACCGTGGGGCCAACCGGCTCTGTGGTGGCTGCGCGGCCCCTGAACATCAGCCACGCCACCGCAACCGATGCCAACGGCACCGAATACGTGGTCGATGTCATTTCCCGCACCGAGTGGGACGGCATCGCCACCAAGAACGTGGACGGCGGCCCGCCTTCGTGGCTCTACTACAGCGCGACCACAACCAACGGCACGGCCTACGTTTACCCTCAAACATCCGGTTACACGCTCAACCTGCATTGCATGACGCTGCTTGCCAGCTACGCAAACGCAGCGGCAACCGTGACTCTGCCAGATGGCTATGAAAGCCTGCTAACGCTGATGCTGGCCGACGATGTGGCTACAGCCTTTGGCAAGCAAACCAGCCCCGACACGCGCCGCCGACTTGCTGCGGCATTGAGGGCTGTTCAGCGCACCAACAGCGAGCCGCTGTATCTGGATATTGGCTTGTACCCCCGTGATGAGTTTGAAATCGAGCGGGGCTACTGATGCCGCTTAACGTCACATACACCGCGCCTGCTGGTCAAACAAGCGTGACGTTTGGCGACGGCCTGCCCGCTGCGCCTGTTGCTGAGTTCATCGGCACGCCCACAACCGGCACGACGCCCCTTGCGGTGACGTTCACCAACCAAAGCGTTGGCGCGATTGATTCGTACCTCTGGAACTTTGGCGACGGCACAACCAGCACGGCAACGAACCCGACGAAGGCTTACCTCACGGCGGCATCGTTCACTGTCGCGCTGACCGCAACCGGCCCGGGTGGCAGCAACACGCGGACGCGCACCAGCTATGTGGTGGCAAACGCCCCGAGCCCGACGCCCCCTCCTCCGCCTCCACCGCCGCCGCCTCCTCCGCCTCCACCCCCGCCGCCTCCCCCTCCGGGCGGCACTGTTGCCACGCTGACGCTGCTCACTGCTGGCGCGGGTACTTATCCGTGGTGCGCGGGCCACGCCTTCAAGCCTGGCGACATCCCATCGGGTGCGCCTTTGGGTGGCGGCGTGCAGATCACCGTTAAGAGCCAGTGGCCTGACGGCTCGGCCAAGATCGCCATCCTTGCGGGTGAAATCACCGCGACCGGCACTAGCACCAGCGTTGCCATCGGCACGGGCATCCCGCCCAGCACCCCGTGGCTCACGTTGGCTGACCTTGTGGCGACCGGCATCACCGCAAGCGTGACGACCAGCGCCTACGGCTCTGCGTCGTGGATCGCCAGCGACTTTGCGACCCCGTTTGAAATCAAGCCCGACCAGCCCACCGAGGAACAGTGGTGGGCTGCGGGTTCGATGATGTCATCGTGGATATTCCGCAAGCAGATCGGCAGCGACCCGCACCTGACGGCCTGGCTTGAAGTGCGCCTGTTCCGCAGCGGCGCCGTCGAGGTGCTGCCGTGGATCGAGAACGGTTATTTGCTGGTCAGCGGCCCGACCGAGAAGCCCGGCGATTACACGTTCACGCTCGGCGGAACCGACCGCTTCACGGCAACGCTGCCGGTGCATCACCACACCCGCGCCCCGCTGCTCAGCGGCACGGCCACGAGCTACTGGCTTGCCACCGACAAGACCGTCACGCCCAAGCACAGCAACACCTACCTGTACAGCACGGGTCTGGTGCAGCGGTACATGACCGCTGTGGAACGCAACTTCGGCAACATCACGGGCGGCCGTGGCGTGTCGATGCAGTTCACGCCTTACGAGACGTTCGGCCCCACGGTCACGATCCACAGCACCAACATGGGCCAGGGCGGCGGCCATCCGACCATCGGCGTGCAGCCCGCGTGGGAAGCCATCGCGCTGATTGACAACAGCGCCACGGGTTACACCCAGCTTCTGCGCGAGTGCTTCCGCATGGGGCAGTGGCAGATCCACTACCGCGACGAAGCCACAAACCGGCCGGTGAACTTCCAAGACCGCCACGGTGTGCAGCTTCGCGTGGGCGAGGCCGACGCGCTGGTCAACGTGTACGAGCGGCAAGACGCGGGCCTTACCGCTACCCCGGCCATCGTTGGCACGAACAACGCGGGCAGCACCGGCAAGTTCACCAACAGCCACCAACCCGCCGCGCCTTTGCTCGCCTACATCATGAGCGGGCGCTTCTGGTTTATGGAGCAGTGCCAGCACATCGCTGGCGTCAACTTCCTTCAGCAAGGCTTGAGCCGTTCCGGGACCGCGCTGCACAAGATCGAGCCCAGCATCACGCCATTCCGTACCCAGTTGCGCGGTGCCGCGTGGACGATGCGCAATCTGATGATTGCCGAGTGCGCGACACCAGACGATGACCCGCTGCGCCCCGGCTACACGGCCAGCGTGGATCACAACATCGACTACTACCACGGCAAGTACATCGCGCCCTACGGCTCAAGCGGCATGAACCCGCTGGGCGTCATCCAGACCATCGGCGTTGGCACGTATGACGGCAACCAGGCCTGGCAGTACGATTTCTTTACCGGCGCTTGGGGGCGTGCTATCGCCTTCAGAAGCGGCAGTTCTGTTGCCAAGCGCAAGAACGCCCGCGAGTTTTTCGACTGGATCAGTAAGTCGGTGGTCGGCCGCCTTGGCGGGACCGGAAGCACAGAATTCCTGTATCGCTTCGCCACGACGGCGAGCAACCGCTACCCAGGCAAATACAACAGCCGTCTGTTCGCGGGCACCACGCCCGGCAGCTTCACCGTTGACACGAACGGCGACGTTATCTCGGACTACAACGACGGCACCCCGCCGAACTACACCAGCGGCGTCGGCCCGTGGCTGGCCGATTGGGGCGCCTTCTATGAAAAGCGCATCGTCACCGACGAAGGCTATACAGGCGGCAAGGTAGACGGCCCGTTGATGGGGCCTGATGCGCTGGAGACTGACGGCTGGTGGGCGATGCTCCGAGAGGCCATCAGCACCTGTGCGGCATTGGCTGCGCCGGGCGCGGTGACGGCCCTTGATCGCCTGCGGGCGAATAGCGTGTGGGCGGCCAACATCACCACGGGCGCCATCTACTCGGACGCCTACCCGGTGAACGCGGTGGACTACGTGACCCTCCCGCTTGAGGATCACGCAACCTACATCCCCGCAGTCGGCACCCGGGCGAACATCAACAAGAACAACGCATCGGACGTTGACTTCGACTTGACCTCGGGATACGCCTCGGCTGATCGCTGGTGGCGTGGCTACGGTGGAGCTAACGCCTTCGCGTCGATGTTCAGCAGCTACAGCGGCCCGACCTACGCGCCTGAGTACGGCGCACGCGGCGCGCTGATCGCCCACGGCGGCGGACACGGCGGGCAGATTGGCGCCTTTGGCTATCTGGTGGACTTGGACACCTACACATGGAAGTGTGTCGGGGCGCCTCGCAACATCCCCGCAGATGCCGAATGGTGCGGCTACTCAGACGGCCAGAACGCCACGACCTACAGCACCAGCCTGGATGCCCGCTCGCTGGACTGGCTGGACTACAACCACAACGGCAGTTACATCAAACTGTCGGACCACGAATACAACCAGAACGGTTACATCCCCGAATCGCTGGGCGGCGGTCGCTTGGGCTCGCTGCTGCTGCCTGAAGCGCATTTCGACCAGTCGGCCAGCACCAACGACCCGCGCCCGGGTGGCAGTGGCGATAACGCGCTGTGGGCGCCTCATGTCATGTCGCTGGACGGCGGCCGGATGGCGCGTGCTACGGCCTCGCCAATCGGCTCATGGCCCGGTTTCAGCACTACTACCTGTGTACGCGACACCACGCGGGATCGGCTGTGGTTCCTGATTCAGAGTTCTGCCGTTGCCAAGTATCACCAGCTTGGTTCTTTGCCGCTGACGACGGTAGACCACACGCTGAAGACGCAGGCCAACGTCACCACGGCCCTGCCTGTGACGCAGTGCGCCTATGTGTACGTGGAAGAGGCAGACGCAATCGTCGGATTCAGCCCAGGCAACCAAAGCACGGCAAGTGCTGACCTGACGATGGGCATTGACATCCTGACGATGGACACCGGGGTTCCGGTGCATCGGACGGACGCCAACATCCCCGCCCGCCAGGCCATGCTGCACGGCGGCTGGAACGTCGGCGCGGCGTGGGCTCCTGCCTCGGCTGTGGGCGGTGTGGGCAAGTTCTACATATACGAGGGCTGGGGCGACACCTTCTGCACCACGCTTACCCCGTCATCGCTGAACTTTGCCACTTGCACTTGGACTTGGGCGAAAGAGGACTTCTCGGGGGTCACGCCAGCCAACAAAAACCCGCTTCCACAGGTGTACGGCAACGCTGGCACCGAGGCGCCCTATGGAAAATTCCAGTGGGTCGCCTCGCTCGGCTGCTTTGTGTGGACCGATGGTCCCACGACCTCGGGCGTGTGCTCTGACGGCGTGACGCGCACGGGCTTGATTCAACTTTGGCGGCCTCCGGGCACGCCGATCTAAGGGACCGGCATGGGCCACCTCGTATCAAACTTTCAAAGCAGCGGCTCGGGCTTCCCGCTGACCCGTGCGCTCAACTTCGGCACCAATGCAGATCGTTGGTGCGTGGCTCATGTGTTCTTCACCAGCGGCTTGACGTTCACCAGCGTTACCGTTGATGGTGTTGCACTGACCCAGCGCGCCACGGCATCCGGCATGGGCGGCGGCACTCATCGCGTCTTTGAGGGCACGGTGTCTGGTACGGGCTCGCTCAACGTCGAGGCCACGGGCACGGGCGCGGGCGTGTGCTGGATGACCTGTTCGGCATATGACGGCATCACGGGCTATCGGGCGGGCAGCGCGGCCCTGAAGACTTCGACCGCAGGCACCGACAACATCACCGCGCCCACCACGGTTTCGGGCGATCTGGTCTGGTGTGGCGGCAACGACAACACGGCGGGCGCGACCTTCGCCGGAACCTCGGGCACTTCGACGCTGGCGGCCAACGCGGGCGAATTTGC